TGCGATCCGTTCATGGGGGCGGGAACGACCGGCGTTGCCTGCGCAAAAGAGAGGCGGGCTTTTATTGGGATTGAGATCGATCCCGCAGCTTTCGACATCGCCTGCAAGCGTATTGAGCAAGCCCAACGCCAAGGCGACCTCTTCATTGAAGGGGCAGCGGCATGATGTTCGCTCATCGCCGCTTCAAATCCTACTCACCGGGCAAGGTTGATTCCCGCATCAATGAGGCAGGGGCCTTCCTCAAGGTGTGCCGCGACCCTCATACGGTCTCGGTTTCGACACTCGCCAGTCAATTCAATCTGAAACTCGACACGGCGCGCACGCTTGTCGAATATGAAAAGGCGCGCCGCAATGGCCGAGATTGACATTCAATCTGCATTCCGTGGGCGACTGCGCTATATCGCTCCGTCCGTCGTTATGGTTGCAATCCCGAATGCTGGGAAGCGCACGGTGTGGCAGCAGCGGCAGGTGAAGCGCGAGGGCATTTCGAGTGGGTTTCCTGACTGCATTTGCATGTGGCCAGGCGGCATCGCCTTTATCGAGTTCAAAACTCCGAAAGGTCGCATTTCCGATAATCAGCGCGAATGGCTCGACCGGCTTACAGGCTGGGGATTCCGCGCGAGTGTTGCCCGCTCGGCTGATGAGGCGTTCGACTTTCTGCGTGAATGCGGAGCGCCAGTCGTAGGGCGGGCGGCATGAAAGCCATCGGCAGCGTAGCTAAGCAACTGGTTGAACTTGCTATCATGCAAGGCACCCCATCCGAGCGCAAAGAACGCATTCTGATCGCGCGCGAAGAGGGTGTTTTCACCGACCAAGAGGCCGCCGACTGGCTTCGTATTCTCGACGTGGAGGCGGCATGATCGACGAAATCACAGATTTCATCGCATATATGGAAGCCTCCGATGTTAGGCCCGTGGAACCTATTGCGCAGCGCCTAGCGACGGGTGCGCTGATCCGATTCCGCTGCGAGGGTGATGGACCTAACCGGCAAAACGGCTGGGCGATCCTCTATGTCGATGACCGCCCGGCTGGGGCATTTGGGAACTATCGGCTCAATACCGGGACTATTAAGTGGAAGTCTGGAGAGGCACGCGCACTGTCGCCCGCTGAACGAGAGGCGCTCCAGCGCGAATGGAATGAGGCCAAAGCACAGCGCGAGGCTGAAAAGCGTTCATCTGAGCGCCAAGTCTCGCTTGATGCCGCTGAAATCTGGATGTGTGCACAGCCCGCATCCGCCGATCACCCATATGCGGCGCGCAAGCAACTTGACGTCACAGGCATCAAGCAACGTAGCGACTATCTCCTGGTCCCGATGTTCGACACTGAGGGCGCACTTTGGAATATTCAGCGCATATCACCAAGCGGTGAGAAGCGGTTTCTCAAGGGCGGGCGTGTTGATGACCTGTTTTGTATTATTGGTGACTTTACGGCCCTAGGGCAGCGTTGCGTCATCGGTGAGGGCTATTCGACCTGCAATGCCATCTGGCAGGCGTCTGGTGATCCGTGTGTTGTCGCCTTCACTGCAAAGAACCTGATCCGCGTTGCGCGGCTCTGGAAGGAATTGCGGCCCGATCTTGGCTTTGTGATCTTTGCCGATGATGACGAGGCCACTGCCCAACGGGAAATTGAGCGTGGCAAGCCATATCGCAACGTCGGGATAGAAGCCGCTGAGGCTGCTGCTCTGGAAATCGGCGCAAAGGTCGCCATACCAATTGGGAAGGCGGCGTGAAGGTGGGAGACAATCGGGACGCCAACGATGACTTTGTTCAATTTGGCTCTGCATCGGTGCGCGCGGCTCTTGATGCTGCGCGGTGGCCTGGACCTCCAACGCCTCCGATAAGCTGCTATGAGGACGACTATGCAGCACAGATTGGCGGGCAAGATGCTCCACAAGCCTCTCCGGCACCCGTCAAGGCGTCGTCATTTGTATGGCGCTCTGAAAGCGACATCCCGCCCCGTAAGTGGCTTTATGGCCGTCACCTGCTGCGCAAGTTCATTTCGGTGGACGTTGCAGCTGGTGGCGTTGGCAAGTCATCCGTAAAGATTGGTGAGGCGCTCGCTATGGCGTCAAATCAGCCGCTCTATGGCAAGGAAATCGGTGAAGGGCCGCTAACGGTTTGGCTCTATAATCTTGAAGACCCGATGGAGGAAACCGAACGCCGCCTTCATGCAACGGCAAAGCGGTTTTCCATAACTCCTGATGACGTAGCAGGGCGGCTCTATGTGGACAGCGGGCGCGATCAGCCCTGCGTTGTAGCCGAAGAGACAATTAACGGGACGCGCATTATTCGGCCCGTGGTGGATTCGATCATTGAGGAACTCACCTCCAAGCAGATCGACGTCCTTATCCTTGATCCGTTTGTTTCGAGCCACGCCCTGAGTGAAAACGACAACCGCGCAATGGACATGGTAGTCAAAGAGTGGGCGCGTATTGCGGACGCCTGCAACTGCTCAATCAACCTCGTGCACCATGTTCGGAAGGCGAACGGAACTGAAACGTCCACAGATTCTGCACGTGGCGCAAAGTCGATTACCGATGCGGCGAGATCTGTGGTCGTCTATAACCGGATGACAAAGGACGAGGCTGAAGCCGCTGGTATTCCGCCGAATGAAGCGGTTTTCCATTTCCGTACACAGAACGACAAAGCGAACCTTGCGCCCGCCGATAAGGCCGACTGGTTCCGCATGAATAATGTCGATCTCGATAATGGCGATAAGGTGGGCGTGGCCTGTCCTTGGTCGTGGCCCGATCTCTTCTCAGGAATCTCTCTCGATAAAACACGGCAAGTCCAGAAGGCCGTTAGCGGGGGCAAATATCAACTGGACATCCGCTCACGCAAGCAATGGGTCGGCAACATCATTTCCGGCATTTTGGGAATGGACCCTGCGGACGACAAGAAGCGGCTTCAAAGTATCATCAAAGAGTGGATAAAAAACGACGTACTGCGCACCTACACTGATTTGAATGACCATCGGGAGGAGCGCCAGTTCGTAGAAGTCGGGAAGTGGGTCGACGAATGAAAAATCCTTTGAAATCAATGTTGCCGTGTTTGCGAATGCAACTTCGCGGCAAAACACGGCAAAGTGTTCAGAAGGTTGCGGCATACTCGGCGGAGTTTGTGAATTCAGATAGGAAAGTCGAGAAAACGGCAGAAAACCGTCTGCCGTGTTTACTCGAAAAGACCACGGCAAAACACGGCAAAACACGGCAAAACACGGCAAGCGAGGGCCGTTGCCGTGGTGGTATATATAACCCCCTAAAGGGGGTATATATAACCACAAACACGGCAGCCCTCGGACCGTTGCTTGGGTCACGGCAAGTCACCTCAACGCGAGGTGCAGCATGAAGCCCTATTCGCCACCATCCAGACATTCCGCACTTCAATCCGCTCTCAATCTCATTGCCGATCTGGAAACCATCTCCACCACGCGCGAACTATCTCTTGGCGAGTCTGAGCGCCTTGAACGGGCAATTCAGCGCGCCAACCGTCTCGACAATACCCATGCCCGTCTATTTCGCCCCTGGACGCCCTCAGACGACCATAAGCTGGCCTATCTGGTGTCAGTGTCCAGAACTGCCGACGACATCGCCACGCAGCTTGACAGGACGTCTCACGCGGTTCGGCGGCGCATCCACAAACTGAAACGGCACGGCATGATTGAACGAACCGACCGTCGCAAACTCAGATACGCCGGACAAGGGTTCAAATGCGGCGGTGATGATGACGGGATAGGAGGCTAGGTTATGGGACGTCCGACCAAGAAAACTCCTGAAACGGTCGCTGAGATCATCCGGCGCCTGACGCACGGTGAGCCTCTGTCCAAAATTTGCGCTGATGACCACATGCCCGACTTCTCAACTGTGTGGGATTGGGAGCAAAAGGACGAAGAGTTTGCCAACATGTCCGCGCGCGCGAGGCATCTTGGAACACATCATATGGCCGATGATTGCATCCAGATTGCGGACGAGCCGGGCGACCCGTCCGACAAGCGCGTCCGCATCGACACGCGGCTTAGGCTTATCGGAATGTGGAACCGCAAGGACTACGGCGCAAAGCAGGAAATTGAACACAAGGGCGGTGTGACGGTCGTCACGCAGGACCATGACGCAGACCTTTAGCCTGACGCCAAAGCAGAAAGCAGCCCAAGCCGTTCTCGCCAGCAATGCAAAGCATGTCATGCTGTTTGGCGGCTCCCGATCTGGCAAGACGTTCCTGCTTGTGCGGGCGGTGGTTATGCGGGCGCTCAAGGCTCCGAACAGCCGTCACGTGGTGTTCCGCTTCCGGTTCAATGCAGTCAAGGCTTCAGTCGTTCTTGACACATTCCCCAAGGTCATGCGGCTGGCGTTCCCCGGCGTCGATTACAAGCTGAACAAGGAAGATTGGTTTGCCACTCTGCCTAACGGCGCGGAAATCTGGTTTGCCGGTCTGGACAATCCCGAGCGCGCTGAAAAGGTTCTGGGGATGGAGTTTGTAACGCTGTATTTCAACGAGTGTTCGCAGATTCCCTATGCGTCGATGCAGATGGCGATTACCCGCTTGGCGCAACAGGTTGACCAGGTGGTTGACGGACAAGCGCGACCGCTGCGTCCTCGTGTCTATTACGACGAAAACCCGCCATCAAAGGCGCACTGGTCATATCGTCAATTCATTCAGAAAGTTGACCCGGACACCAAGGTCGAATTTGCACGGCCCGAGGATTACGCTTGGTTCAAGATCAACCCGCAGGACAACCGCGACAACATCGCTGGAGACTATATTGAGACGCTTGAGGCGATGTCAGGACGGATGCGCCGCCGGTTTCTCGAAGGTGAATTTGGCGAGGCTGTGGCTGGCGCGCTGTTTTCTGAAGATATTATCGAGACATGGCGCGTCACTGATGGCGTTGTTCCCGACATGGTGCGCATTGCAGTCGCCGTCGATCCTTCCGGCTCTGGCGATGCAGACAACGCGGACAACGACGCAATCGGGATTGTCGCCGTTGGCATTGGCACAGACGGCAATGGATATGTTCTCGAAGACGCAACGGTAAAGGCTGGTCCAGCGACGTGGGGCAAGGTTGTGGCGTCCGTATTTGACCGCCACGAAGCCGATATTGTGGTTGGCGAGACGAACTATGGCGGGGCGATGGTCAAGCACGTCGTGGACACCGCGCGGCCACGAACGCCATTCAAGCAGGTGACGGCAACGCGAGGAAAGGTTGTCCGCGCTGAGCCATTTTCCGCCCTGTATGAGAATGGAAAAATTCGCCACGTTGGCCGGTTCAATGAACTGGAAGAGGAACTCACCTCGTTTACGACAAACGGGTATATCGGAGGAAGCAGCCCGAACCGTGCCGATGCGCTGATCTGGGCGCTGGCTGAATTGTTCCCCGCTATTGTTAAGCCGCGCAAGGAAGAGACTGTTCCTGTCTCCATCCCGTCGATGCGTTCTGCGTTTGGCCGCTAAAGGTTCAATTGCGCCGCCATCCATCCAACGCCAACCCCGCTGGCATGGAAGACGAAGACCCTAAGACAGCCGACCTGACC